ATGCAAACCTCATGTTCGGATATTGTCTTGAATTGAAAGTATGCATCAATCATTTCCCATAGGCAAGTTTCATAATACAGATAGTCATCTTGTGCAAAGTACACGAGATCTTTACCGTGCTCTTTACCAAGTTGATATGTGCGCAGAATACTTTGCATGATTCCGGGTGTCTGTAAATGTTCTAGTGTGATGGGAAACAATGAGGTATTCTTCGTGTACTCGACAAGATCCAAAAACTCCTTGTCCGATCGATCATCTACCACAATAAGACGGTAATTGACTGGTAAACTAGTTTTTTGTTTCATGGCCCAATTGATTGTATTGATCAATGACTTGAAGCAACGGATAGAGATCTCTAATTTGGGTGCTTTACAGAAGTTTTCATCCTTCCGTTCAGTTCCCAGAGTGTGCGATTGTAATACGATTAAGACATCGAGCATATTAGTTGTTCCTGTACTAGTTTTGTGGCACGTTCAAGTGGCTCTTCCCAACTGCGCGGGCGAACCTGTTTTAACACTGTAAAGTTACTACCATACCATGGTGTTGATTCATCTTTTCGAGTGCTGGTCCATGTATAATATTCGGCAATTGGTACCATGACAACTGTACGTTTACCCATAGCACCGGCCGCATGAACTAGACTGGTACACGAGCTAACAATCATGTCCATTTGATCGATGTAATCCAATGTGTCGTCCCATGTATCCAATTTGTCTTTGAGATTAACACATTGTGGGTGTGTCTTCTCTTTATCGAAATAGTACAAGGTTGCACCTGCTGGCATAGCATCCACAATTTCATCAATTGGGATGCGACGGTATATATCTTGGTCAAAATATGGATTACCATTGCACTTAATACCAACACGAAACTTGGCATTATCGGTGAGCTTATTCTTTTCTTGTCGTAGCGGCGTAAGATATGGTCCGGTCCACAATTCATCCTCGGTTAAATTCATGTAACCCGGCAATGCCATCATGTGAGTCCACAGGCTATCCTTCTTGAAGAATATACTGTTACTCACAACCTCAATTCCATGTCGACGAAACAATGCAATTGTATCCGGCCGATACATATGCCAACTGGAATAGAGTATTGGGTGCATCCCCATTTTCTTGAACCAATGCATGAAACGGAAGTTGATAATTTCATCACCAACACCACCCTCTCCGTTTACAATAATTGTCTTGCCCGGAAACACACCGCCGTCCCAAAATTTGAGTTTAAGATTGTCTTCGAACAAATGATTCTTGGACTTAAACTTGGTAATAAAATTGCGTATACCTTCGGCAGTCTTACCAGTGCGTAACTGCCAACCAGATAGTGTATATTCCAATGATTTGAGTTGCTTTGGATCATCAGTAATAATACTTCGTAGAATATCTTCGGCCTCATCCTTCCAACCCATAAGTGAAATATTGAACGCCCTATTCATTAGCGTTTCAACATCGTTGGGCTTTTCCTTGAGATTGAGGTTGATATAAAATAATGCTTTTTCGGGTTCATTTAGAGCATTGTATGTTTGATATAAATTTGACCTGGCAGCGAACAATTGTTCCTGACTTGTAGCATGAGTATATGTATATTGTGCCGCTCGCAATCGCAAATCGTAATGCTTTGCGAGCAAACTCATTTCACCCAATATATCGTAATCTGCAATACTATCGGCTTGTTCTTCAAAGTAATCCAGAATCTTGCACGCTAATGGGTAGTTGTAGTCCTTGACTACAATCTTTTCGATAACATACTTCAATTTTTCACGATCGATCATTCTTTGATCACCACTAATTTCAACCTGTACTCTTTGATGATGTTGTTATGCTCGTACATATACTGTGTTACCTTTTCAACAGGTTGACCATTGAACTGCTTAATATAGAAATCTTCCGGAATTTCCACAACATCCGCAACTTCGAAATCAACGTCATAATAATACCCCAACCGTGAGGCAGACGTATCTTTGTGTGTATCATTGAATTTTTTACTGAACAGCCATAGGCCTAGCGGAGTAATGGGGCGACGATGCGTGGGGTCGGCCATGAATGAGTCGTGCCGTGGGTGTGGAACATGTACATCGATCATAGCACCATGACTGCATACGCGATATAACTCTTGCATGACATGAAAGTAACCCTCACCCAAATGTTCGAGTACATGATGAGCAATGACTTGATCCACAGAGTTATCCTCAAACGGCCACTTTTCTTTTTCAATGTCAAAGCAATAGTCGGGATTGCAACTCGTGTCGTAATCGATAGTTACAAACCCTTCAAATTTTTGACCACCCGCACCAATGTTAATCTTCATATGACTCCTTAAAAGCTCTGCCATGCTTCACGAAAATGATTCAACCGCTGCATGGCTTTGTAATACCGTTTTTCGAACAAGAAACCAGATAAGCGATTCTGCCTATACTGATCCCAGTTAGGGGGTATACGCTCTATATAGTAGATACACTCCTCTTCACTCAAAAACCATGGTATGTTTTGCCAACCATGAAAGCCAAATGACATGCCATTGTCACACGCCCGTTCTGTGGAGAATTGTAACGCTAGCTCTACTGGAGCAAATTTGATACCGTATTCCTGTTCCAATAGTTGTCGGTGTATAACGCAAATCTGCATATCCTCACCGTAATAGTGTTGCCCGTCTTTCTCATTGAGTACTGACGGCGTAATACGCTCGTCTTTCAAAGCGTTGAGTAACTTCTTACTGCGCAAACTGAACCCACCGTTGCCCACATACCATCCAAATTTGCCTCGACACTGCTCTTGCCCAAATACGTCCACCAATGCAGAATTGACAATGGCTTCGCCGTAGTTGTTAGGTGCGCCGATATAGTCGTATTCCAAAAACTCATCGGTCCAATACTGACTGTTTATTGCCATGCCGTCGGGTTGCACGATGAGTACATGATCTGTATCAACTACATTTACCATACCTTTCATGCAGAATATAGAGTAATCTATACGAGTAAATTCGTCTGGTATCTGCAGGTATCCATGGGGCACTGGTACTGATAGGTGCTTGTTACATAACAACATCACCTTATCAAAAGAATGTGCCGCAACAGATTTTCGCAGTGACATTTCTGCGAGCTCATGCCACACTGACGTCACCATAATAAGTGAAATGCTCATATTAGGCAGATATCTATGTGAGTATTGTTTTGCAGCATCGCACCTGTTTGTACTATTAGATCCGGAAACCCGATGGGCGACAAAACACCCGGTGTCTGATTACTCATCAGGTGGGTAGTATACTTGTTACAATCAACATATGAGAGTATGTCAAATACCGAGAAATCGTTTGCTCTAAGATGGCCCGGCGAGTATTCAATAATGATAGCGGGATGGCAAGCATCTACTAACCGTTGCATACCACGCAATACCCTAACATCACTACCCTGTGTATCTATTTTGACCAGCTTAATACGATCGGCGTCAAATTTCTGCTCTTGTACGAAATTATCTAGGGTAACACACTGCACCGAATCGAAGTCATAATGATCTTGACTAATCAGCACAGGATCAACCATGTGGTCACCAAAATTTGTTTTGGATTTGTACAGTTTTGAAGTTTTTTCTTCGTCACCCAGTGCCAACCTAAATGCTGTTACATTGGTGAGATTGTTACGTTGAATATTTTCAAGTAGCAACAGGTAATTTTTCACTTCGGGTTCGAATGCGTATACATGTCCAGTTGGTCCAACCATCATTGCGGCGAACACCACATTCCATCCTATGTTCGCGCCAGCGTCAATATAAATATCACCGGGTTTGAGAATTTCCTTATACGCACCGATATCATCCATATCTGGACCGCCGTGCTGTCGTATGATGTTGGATGTGAGCTCATCATCGGGATGCAATCTGAACTTAAACTTAAACCCCATTATATCGTACTCTTTGACGTCAAGGGGCTCGACAAATTTATTTGTGATTTTGGGATGACTAGTCTCGGGTGTTCTGCAATCAAATTGCTTACACGCAAACGGTCGCTTCTCGTATATCGAGCAACGTTCATTTACAAAATACATGCAACCACCGTGTTCGGCTTTGGGCACTGTGATCACCGGCTTATTGGCTCCATCGGCCTTTGTAAAGGTGTAGACATATTGTCCAGACAAGAATTCCTCTTCGGTGAGATATGGTGCTAGCTTTGAGCAGCAATCTACACACGTTCCACATGGTACATCCGATGCTGGAAAGTCTGTTTCAACAACAATACCCTTGAATTCAAACGTTTTGAATTTCATTCGTTTCTCTCTTCTCCACTGAGTGCTAGACATCCAGAAATACCTAATGTGTCTATCGTAATATAGTATTCCTCGGGCAAGACCCAATATGATGTGTGTTCAATATCAATCAATTTTTCCATAGATTGAACCATTACTTTACTTAGAAATTCCTGCATGTGCGGTAACATAGATCGACAAACAGACCAACACGACATATGAAAAATATTTGATCCCTCATAATACTCCGACGTGGATTTTTTGAACACATACTTGCCCGGATGATTGTGTGCCAATGGATTAAACAAACCAGTAAGGTGATATCTACCGGATAACTTGAATACCCTATCATATTCGAACTCGACATTACTTAAATAGTCAACGGCTACTAGCATAGTATATAGTTCACTCTGTCCCTTCATACCATTTAGGTTGAAGTCTTGTACAATTTTTCGATTGTGTAACGACAAAAAATGATCAACACGGTGTGTTAGTTCGATTTGAATTCGACCGGGTAGTGGTGTGTTATCTATTAATACGATATATGGATTATCATTTTTCTGTTTGACAGACTCGATAGTTTTGAGTGTCTCTTTGTATCTAGTGTCTGCATTAAACAAACTGAAGAGTGGTGGTACATTAATAGATGATGCTATGACGAACACATTTCTCATTGAGTGTAATTATCCCACCAATACTGCCAATCAATATACGGATCCTTTTGTGGATCAAATTGCATGTGCAATGCTAGACTCGGAATTGGACTAAACCGAATAGCATATCCATGCGTCCAAATATTTTTGATGGTATTTGATTCTTCATAGTGCTCGCTGCGCGGCTTGAGATAATCTCCGTTGTATTTCAATGCCAGTGTTTCAAACAGCAACCAATGATCCTTGAATAGTTGTGGGCGGGCCAGCATCACATTTGTTGTATAACTGCCTGTGCGCCAGTGCCTTGCCGATCCATGTACCACATAAGATTTTTCGTTTGGCGGATAGTATTCAGTTGGTTCGTCGAATGGATATATTACTGTTTCTCTGCCCGATAATCTCTCATTGAATATCTGGTAAGAATCGAGCATCTCTTGCAACGCAGTTGGACAATGGAGATAATCATCCTCAACCGAATATACTAAATCGGCATTAGTATCACGGCACAATAAAAATTGTTGATGGGCCGAATAGTTGTATCCCACCTCGGGCAAATTAATTAGCTCGGCATTGCTAAGTTGTGACACTTGATCAACAAGCCAGGCAATTGTGCTTTCCGAGGAATGATCATCGAGAATTACTAGTTCCACATCATGACCATTAACAGCTTTGATAGTGTTGATGAGAGATTTGACACATTTTTGAATCACTTCATCCTTGGCCTTATTGCAGTAACGAACACGCCAGTCAGTGTGTACATTGGTCTTGTCGCAAGTTCGAAGTACAACACTAACCCTCATCTCCAGACCTCCAATCCACTAAAATCCTGCCAGATATCCGGTGGGAGAATGGGCTCTCTTGGAATGATACCAACAGCCTTCCGTATCTTGTGCAATCCAATAATGCCAGCATCGAGATCATATTCATCATATGATGTTTCAACATTTGTGTAATCGTGATCGTAATACGGTTCACCAATAAAGTTGTACAATGCCCGCATTGTTTGTTCGGGTTGCATTGCAAGATGATCGTATTCGACCAACATTATTGACCGCTTCTGTGGTCCGGTGATTGCTTCTTTGAGAGAATCATACGCAAAACGAACATTGTTTCCCGGAGACATAAGTGCATTACAACGGGTATATACTGTAGCAGCATCGGATTCGGCATATAAACGTGACAATATGAACGGGTTACTACGGAACAATCGCTCGTAGCTATCTAGTATCCAAACAATATCTCGAACGCAACAAATAATTTTTGACTCGGGGTTGGTGCGCTCGAGGATTGGGAGCATATTGGTCCATCCGCGATTAGTATTGAAGCATACCTCTTGTGGGATATGCGAGTGGTATGTTTTGATTAGATCTTGGATGAGCTCGAATCGTTTTGATTCGGGGCATTGTAATTGGTATCCAGGACCCGCGTGTGATTCAATGACAATAGATCGGCAAAATCTCGCAAGTGGATTGGAGATTGTGGAGAAGAACCTTGGATTTTGGTTGAGTATTGCTGTTAGCAGCGTTGACCCGGACCTCGGAAGTCCGGATATGAAATGATATTTTTGCATACATCCTCGTGAGTGACGATGTACTTATGCACAGGAATTGAGTATTGCTTAGAAAGTTAAGTCGGTGATTGCGCCACCAACACCATAATTTACGGCAGATTTCCAAGTTGTACCACCGCCCGCAACCGTAACAGGACTTGATTTAGCAACCGTTGTGCCGTCCCCCAATCTACCAGTTGTGTTCGATCCCCAGGCCCATAAAGAACCGTCGGTTTTGATTGCACTATATCCACACGCCACTTTCCAGTTAGTTCCACCACCCGCAACGGTAACAGGACTTGATTTGTTGATGGTTGTTCCGTCCCCCAAGATACCGCCAATGTTGAGTCCCCATGTCCATAAAGTGCCGTCGGTCTTTACGGCCATCATAGAAGTGCTAGCATTAGCAACCATTTTCCAATTAGTGCCGCCCCCGGCAGTTGTCACTGGACTCGTGATACTAGTCGTTGTACCAGTACCTAATTGGCCAGATGAACCCAATCCCCAAGTCCAAAGAGTGCCGTCTGTTTTGGTTGCCGCCACCGAACTGTACCCACACGTTACCTGTCTCCAATTGTTGCCGCCACCGGCAGTTGTCACTGGACTCGATTTAGCTACGCCCGTGCCATCACCAATCATTACTGCCGAGCTGGTGCTTCCCGCACTCCAAATCCATAACGTGCCATCAATTTTAAGTGCGGCAACTGTTTGAGATCCTCCTGGACCAGTCATAAGAGAGGCCCAAGTTCCCTGACCACCAATTGTAGTTACTGGACTAGATTTGTTAACCGCCGAGCCGTCTGCAAGGTTACCACCACCATTAAAGCCCCAAGTCCAGAGTGTACCATCGGACTTTATCCCTGCACCTCCTGCCGAGTTAGCTGCAATATCTATCCAACTTGTGCCGCCACCCGCAACGGTAACAGGACTTGATTTGTTGATGGTTGTTCCGTCGCCTATTGCCCCGCTAGTATTAGCACCCCAAGCCCAGAGTGTTCCATCTTGTTTAATACCAAATGCAACGGCGTTATTAGAAGTTTTACGCCAATTTACACCCGTACCTGCGGTTACGGGACTTGATTTATTGACGGTAGTACCGTCACCCAATAATCCATTTGTATTTACTCCCCAAGTCCATAAATTACCACCGGTCAAAAATTCACGACGCATCAGAATATCATCAAGGTCCGCGAGATACCCGCCAATTTGTGTTACTTTGAAATTAGTCGTCATGTTGTTCTAACCTAAATAGTTGTATTATACCTGTATGGAAGGTGTGAAATAACCAAGGACGATACAAAACACCTTGGCCAGGTTTGAGTTGATAGTTGACTGTAACATCCCATTCAAACAAATTCCTATAGTTGAAATTGTACCCATTCAATGCTGTTACTGCACCCGAGTTGTGTTCGAATATGTTAAACGTAGTCTTGTCCAAAGCCACTACAAAGATCCATTCGTTAGTAGAATCAAATCCTTCGAAGTGAATAAAGTTTTCGGGCATACGAAAAACGCCCGACCGTTCCTTAATGACACTTACCTTCATACGTAATGCTTTTGAAAAAAGTTCATCGGCATTATCGGCGACCATATTGAAGTTATCAACTTCCTTACCAAATTCATATTGTGAATATTGTAGGTTGGCTGCTACTATAGATAGGCGTTGTGCCTCATCACTAGAGTAGTAGTCATCAATGGTCATTGTCTTAATCAATGCCATATTACCAACCACCTGCCTCGTCCACAGCACACGCCACAAGCGATCCCATTGAAATCATCTTCCAGTTGGTACCTGCTCCTGCAAGGGTTACTGGGCTAGATTTAGAAATTGTAGTACCATCACCCATCGGACAATTTGATCCGCCCCACATCCATAATGTACCATCGGTTTTGATTGCACCACCAGCCGTAGCAGATGCCGATGCCTGTATCCAATTGGTACCACCACCTATTACGGATATGGGACTAGACACGGCGACCTGGTTGGCTGTAGCTGTTGCGGCCCCCGCAGATCCCCACAGCCACAACGTACCATCGTTTTTAATGGCGGCAACGCCGCCGCCGGTCGTATTGTTATTGCCGGGACCGGCCGCAGATACTTGTGTCCACGAACTACCACCAAGTACAGAGATCGGACTTGATTTATTAATTGTTGTACCATCACCAAGTTGGCCACCACCATTGTTCCCCCATGCCCATATCGAGCCGTCAGATTTTAGTCCAACAACAAACCCACCAGTAGTACAACCTGCCAGACAAGCAGAGACCTGTATCCAGTTAGTACCACCACCGGCCACCGTACCCGGACTTGATCTAGCAACCGTCGTCCCGGCACCCATTCCACCACCGGTTCCATCTCCCCAAGTCCATAATGTTCCATCTGTCTTGACAGCAGCCATAAGACCACTAAACGTGATTGTGGTTGTTCCACCGACTCGGGATACGCATGATGCCTGTTTCCAGTTCGTACCACCACCAACAGTGGTTCCTGGGCTTGATCTAGCAGCCGGAGTTGTTGCATTGATACCTAGTTGCCCAACATAGTTGTCACCCCATGACCAAAGTGTACCATCTGTTTTGACAGCAACCGTCGATTGGCCGCCGGGACAGACCTGTTTCCAGTTAGTACCACCAACCGTAGTGGTTACTGGACTGGATCTATCTCCGTTGCTGGCTATAGCAAGCCCGTTTCCAAGTTGGCCATAGGTATCGCTACCCCACATCCATAGAGTGCCATCTGTTTTGATTCCAGCAATACCGCCGGTCCCTGCTATTGTACCGGCTCCGCCATTTGCGGATAGGCTGGTCCAGTTAGTACCACCGCCAGCAGTTGTAACCGGGCTAGATTTGGTAACTGTTGTGCCATCGCCCATCGCACCACTAGTGCTAGCGGAACTAGCGGCCCACACCCACAACCCGGGTTGCCGCATTTGTGGTACCAGGTTGGGATACTGGTCTATCATGTATTCTTTGGTGACGTATTTGTTGCCTACATCAATGCCGTCATTATCTTTATATCCTAACGTTGGCATGTGTTATGCCCCCGTCTTTTCAAGCACCACTGCGTCTACCTTGGCTAATGTATCGCAAGCATCGATCTCCGCGCCCTTCAATGCTTCCCAGGTAAACTGAGCTTGTATATATGCAGCACCTTGTGCTACAATGGAGCCAAGCTCCGCTTTGGATATTGTACGCCAACCTTCTGGAAACTTCCATTGGGCTGTTTCTCCGTCTGCCATTAGCAAATATTTTTGGATGAAAATGTTTCGCCCTTCTCTACTAGTGTCCACAGTGACTGGTTGTCCCTGTACAGTAACTTGCGTACCGGCTTGTTCATAGATATATCGATTTGTTGCTACGATATTTTTCAGGTTACCTTTAACCCAAGTCAAATCTGCATCCAATATCTGAAATGTACCAATAGCAATGCCAGTGCTAAAGTCCCAAAATGGACCGTGTTCGTATTGGATCTTGAGGTTAACAGGATCATGCCTGTATTCTGCATAGTAGATTATAACACCCGGTGCGATTTGAATCGGGGTGGTGTCTGTGTACGTCAATGGAAGGGTATATGTAATACCTAGTTCCTCGGTCAACGTGGAGTTGAACGACCGCCAATTCCATGCTCGCGGACCATTCAACACCCTATCATTTTGTACCAAAACATATGTCATATCATATCTCCAATCTATTCATTGCTATCGTATTTAGTTAAAAGAGTATTGCCCCTAGTGCCGAAGCACTACCTTCTTGCCGTGCAATAGATTTCCAGGTTCCGGCTACAGCAAGGGTGCTAATAGGACTCGATCTAGCAACAGTTGTGCCATCACCGAGTTGGCCGCTAGCTCCCCAGGTCCACAGTGATCCATCTGTTTTGATGGCTATGCCGGCACTTGCGGACATAGCTACTTGTTTCCAGTTAGTTCCACCACCGGAAGTTGTTACTGGACTCGATTTAGCGATAGTTGTACCATCCCCTAGCATCCCAGTAGTACCAGCTCCCCAACTCCACAGTGTACCATCTAGTTTGATACCAACCGAAGCAGATGTACTAGTAGCTACTTGCTTCCAGGTGAACACTGTACCGGCAACAGTAACAGGACTTGATTTATTAATCGTAGTCCCATCTCCCAAAAGACCACCGGTATTATCGCCCCACATGTATAGTTTACCATCGGCCGTAACAGCACCAAACGTATTTAATCCACCACAAACTCTAGCCCAGTTTGCTATACTACCTGCAACAGTAACAGGACTTGATTTGTTAACAGTCGTACCATCACCACCTTGCCCAGAAGTAAAGTCACCCCATGTCCACAACGTATTGTTGGTTTTTATTGCAGCCACAGCAGTGTCTGTTCGTGCAACCGCCTCCCAGGTAGTACCTCCCAATACAGACACCGGACTTGATTTAACCGCAGTAGTACCATCGCCCATCTGTCCCGAGGAATTAATACCCCATCCCCAAATCGAGCCATCTGTCTTTAATGCGTGAGATGATCTATATCCACATGCAATTTGCAACCAAGTTGTACCACCACCGGAAGTTGTTACTGGACTCGATTTAGCGATAGTTGTACCATCACCCAATGCACCGCCTGTCGTGAAAGCCTCACCCCACATCCATAATGTACCGTCGGTCTTAATACCGCCCCCACTGGATTTTCCAAAAGCTATCTGTCTCCAAGTTGTACCACCGCCCGCAACCGTAACAGGACTTGATCTAGTAAGCGTTGTACCGTCCCCCAATCTACCTAATGCATTACTACCCCAGGTCCATAATGTTGCACCAGTGAAATTGTCGATCAATTCACTATTTGTGAAGAATACCCTACTGAGATCGCCATCGGCTGCTACGTTAAATCCACTCATTTGTTCTCAAGCTCCGTTA